ATAATCTTGACGCATGACTAAAATCTTTCATTCCTGGAAGACCATCTTGAAATCCTTTTAAGAAGTCGTTTATCTTTGGCATACTGTTATTTATAGTCACAAAAAAAGCGCCTATAAAGACGCTTTTGATGTATTATAAATGCTAATTTAAAATTTTATTATTGTCCACCACCTGTACTCAATGTACCAATAGTTCTTGTTACTGCTGTACCAATTCCTGTACCGGTTGGTGTCTGTATTGCATTGTCGTATCTTACTGACAATGTAATTGTTGCTGGTTCTGATGTGTTGTATGCTAATGTGTTGTAGTTCACATTATCAACATATGCACCATACAATTCAAATGTTTCTAAAATATTTGGTGCACTTGCGCCGTTACCACCATCAAGCATTTCAATTCTACCTGTAAATTTGTAGTCAATACCTGATGCCGCTGAACTTTGTTCAAAGAAATCAAATTGTTTCTGAATCTGTTCACCAACTAGTTTGCTGACTGAGTTGTTAACATCATCTCTTAATGTGATTGTGATTGGTTCCCAAGTGTGTTTGCCTGCAATGTATACTCTTGAGTTGTATACATCTAGTGTAACTTGATCAAAACCTAACTGTGGTCTCGTAATGTCCACAACTTGTTTGGTTAATTCTGATCTCGGTGTTGATACTCCAAAACCTTCCAGGATTGCTCTAAAACGATATTGCAGTTTTGGCATCAATAAGCCTTGTGATGCTGAACTTTGATCGTTTGCTAAAGGTACTGTAAATTTTGATAATGTTGATATTGCCATCTGTTTCTCCTATTTATCCAAAATTAGTTCCCTAATTTTGCTATTTCTCCTGTGTTTTTGATTCTTAATGGTATGAAGATAAATTCAACTGATTTCACAGGTTCAATTGCTATATCAACATAAAGTTCATTTCTGTCTATTCTTGTAGGTGTGTTGTTTGTTTCGTCACACACGACTAAGAAGTCAAACAATGCTCTTTGTCCAACTAACTCTAACATAAAGGATTCGATTGCTTGTTTTATTTCGTTCCTTGTTAAGCCATCATTTGGTTCAAAAATAAACGGTTTTGCTATGGCATCTAATTGATTTCTTAGATACACTGTAAGTCTTGCTACGTTTATTCTATCTAGTGCCGATGGTGCTGATGTTTTAGTTAGGTTACCAAAGTTTACAATACCTGCTCCTGAGAAGAAAGTAATTGGATTTATTTTGACATCATGCATTGTATCTCTTATTGACTCCGTAACAGATATCTGAGAGAATTCACCTTCACTGTCAATAAATCCGACTGCTGTTGCATTAGTTACAACACCACGTCTTGTACCAGCTGGTGCAAACCATTGGAATGCAATATCATCATTGTTAGCAAAAGTTCTCAACATCATGTGTGATGGTGGTACTACAATTGAGTTTCCACCGTTGTCTGTAGATAATCCTGACGGATAAAACATACCTAGATATTCACTTGCGGTTACTAATCCATCTTCGCCGTCAACTGTTGCACCTGCTGAGTTATTTGCATAGTCTTGAATTGCTGTTGATGTTCCTTCTAATCTAAAAGGTGTATCACCAATTACAAATGCTGTTGTGTTACGATCAGTGTTCAAAGCAACCATGTTTGAAATTACTTCTGGATAACCTGGACAAGCAATGACATTGTAACCTCTTTGGTCTTCTCTAATTGCTTGGTTAGTATCTATTTCTGATTTCAGTTGTTGCACAACAACTTTTCTTTGTGCTTTTCTTCCAAAAGTTCCTGACCCATCTTCTTTGTTTGCAGATTTTGTTACCCATCTGTCTGGATAGTAACCACCTACAGATTCGTTATTGAATCTAGGGTTTCCTAATCCACTTGAACCTGAACTTGGATATTTTGTTTGATTAATGTAATTGTTTTTGTATTCTTTTACATTGAATCCAGAACGTCTAGTGTTAAACAACAACATTCCTTGAGGATATAGTGCTGGATCTGGTGCATCAGGATCTAAGAAGTTATCACTTAATAAATCTTTGATTGAACTAGCTGTCCCAGCCGCTGTAGAATTGTTAGCGTTCTTTTCTGTTGATGTGTGATATCTAGCATCAGCAAAAAGTATACCATCTTCAGTGGTTTGATCAGTTTTATCAACTAACTCAAATGCCGCACCAGTTGTTGTTACTGCTACTTGGTTGGCTGTGTTAGTTGAACTGATTGTTGCCGCTGTGTTATATTTGTAAAGTTTTGGATAGTTTTCTAAATCACTAGTGTCAATCCATAAATCGTTATTGACAAGCGGTGTACCATCTGATTGTGTAGTTGGTGCCGTGGCACTAAACTGTGGACCATTTGGATCTGTTGCTGAATAAGCATTTTTGTATCCAATAAATGTTGTTCCATTGTGTGCTAAAATATCAGCTTCATCAATCTTAGTGTCGTACCATAATTTACCGTCTGTTGGTTCACTTGTTGGTTCACTTGTACTAGCTGTGTAACTTAATCTTTTGAAGTTAGTAGCTATGACTTCGTTACCCACAGTTGAATCTTCCGAATCACCTGTTGGTGCAACATATAAGTTGTCAATTAGTGTTGTTGAATTTGCAGTGAATCCACCATATGAATGAGCGGCACTTGTTCCAAAGCCTGCATCATCAAGTGGGGTACCACTTGTGTTGTTCATTCTAAATTCACCACCTAATTTATGTTTGATGCTGATAGCACCTTTGAACTCACCTTCAGTGATAATTGATGCAACTAAATTAGTAAATCCTGCCGCGGCAAATGCTGTGACAAAATCTTCTGCATCACCTAATGTAGAACCATCACCTGAAGTCATTGTAACTGTTTTTGCAGTGTCTAATGCTTCTTGATTTTTTAATGATTCTCTAACTGTAAAAGTTTCATTTGCTGTGAAACTTGGGAAAGTTGTTTTAGAATTAATAATTGTTTCGCCACCTTCGTATCTAAAGATTTGAAAGTCACCTACATTAGTTGTAGTGTCATCTTGTCCACCTACACTTTGTTCTGTAATGTTGAATTGTGTGTATAAATCACCAACACTTAAACCTGTTCCACCATTTGTTGGGTCAAGTTTGAATATTGCTTGATGATTTGTAGCGTGCAATGGAGCAGATACTGCTGAGAATGCACCTGCTGATGAGCTGTAAAGTTTTACACTTATGTTCGCACCTGAATTTGCAGATGTTGTTTTGAACCAAACAGATCCGTTAGGTCTGTCTTCGTCTGCTGTTTTCCAAGTTGGTCTTGATGTGTGTGCCGCTTGTAAAAATTTAGGACCTTGTGCTGTGCCGGCTGTGATTCCAAGTTCAGCCAATAGTCCTGAACCTTCTTCAAATCTAATTGTGTTAAATCCTGCTGTAGAGTCACCAAATCCTAAACCATTATGGAATATTTCTAGAGCACTTGTTGAAGTGTTGATGCTTGAAGATACTCCTGGAATACTAGCATTGTTGATAGCTGTGTTGACATCTGATAATGCTGTGCCACCTGTTGTGACCTGTACTCCGTTGATCTGCATGGTTGCTGATCCAGTTACAGTTGTTCCTGATGCTACTGTTTTTACAGGTAGTGTTAAGTGCCAAGCACTTGAACCCAAATGCACCCAAGTGTTGCTGGCAGATTTTTTGTAAATCTTGTTGCTTACATGAGTTGTATTAATTGCGTAGTCACCTTGTGAACCAATGTTTGTTTTTGGTGCACCTGTTGAACTGTTTCCTACCAGGTCAGAAACTGATGTAATCAACGTTGGTGTTTTTGCTGTGAATTTTTGATCTGTTTGTGACCATTCAAATATACCATAAGAGCTTGATGCAAGGTCAAACCAGTATGTGCCGTCTGTTGGTCTTACAGTTGGAGGATTTGCACTACCAATTAAGTCTGCTGTGTCAACATTCGCTCTTAACACATAGGCTCTGTTAGCAACGCCCAAAAATGAGTATGCCGCTTGTAATCCATACTCGTTCAATTCATATCCGTGTAAAGGATTGCCTGAAGCATCTTGATAAAATTTTGGATCTCCAAATGTTTCTGTTAATTCTCTTTGTGATGATATTAGATATGCAGTGTTGGCGTTTGCAGTTTCTGTTCCTGCCGCTGTGCCTGAGCCTGCACCATTCTGTTTGTCTTGACTAGATGCTACTATAAAAAGAGGTGTTGTACCCGCATCTGATGGTACATAGAAACTTTCGTCTATTACACTTACCTCTACTCCTGGTGATGATAATGCCATTTTTCGTAATCTCCTTGCAAGTTATACGTATATAGATTATTTATTCAATCGTTCGGTTTTTACGACAAAATTTACCATTTTTAGGTCCCTATATAGGCGACGTAAATAGTGTATATGGATAAGAACATAAGACCTTTGTGTACGCAGTGTAAAACTAGACCAAGAGCATATGCTTACAAAAGATACAACAAGATATATTGGAGAAGTTTGTGTGATAGATGTAACCGTATCAAAGCAGATAAGAAAGTTGGCGGAGTTACTGTACTTCAACGATCTGGGTATAAAAAACTCAAAAAATGTGAATTATGTGGATTCAAAGCACAGCATCAAGCACAACTGGATCCC